CCACCTTAATGGCGTTAATGCCTGCCGAAACATCTGCACAGATCAGTAACAGCACAAATGGTATTGAACCTCCACGTAGTTATGTCAGTGTTAAACAGAGTAAGCATGGTGTGTTGAAACAGGTTGTCCCTGAGTATAGAAAATTAAAAAACAAATATGAACTGTTGTGGGATCAAAAGTCTCCTGAAGGATATTTGAAAATTTGTGCAGTGCTTCAAAAATATATCGATCAGGGTATCAGTGTTAATACCAGTTACAATCCACATCATTATGAAGATGAAAAAATTCCAATGAGTGAAATGATTGGCCACTTGTTACTATGCTATAAGTATGGTACTAAGCAGCTATACTATTTTAACACCATGGATGGTCAAGGTGAAATTGACATCGATAAATTAGCAGTTAAAAAAGAAGAACTTACTATACCTGTCGATCAAGAAGATTGTGATAGTTGCGTCATTTAAGGAATTAAAATATGAAAAAAATCTTTTCGGTACTTTTATTTGTTTTTGCAATACCGGTGTTTGCACAACAGCCATCGCTTACTATCTGTCAAGGCAAGTTTGCGTTATGTGCCGCAAGCACTTGCACCAAGACAGGAAAAACTATCACCACCAATAACGGTGTAACGTATCCCGAAGTTGTATGTAAGTGCCCTGTACTAGAAGGTCCCAGCATTGCTGATTTGAGTGCAGGTGTCATGAAAGGTAGTTGTAGCGTCGACGATCCAACAACACAAGTTTGGAGTCTATTTGCACCACGTTTAGTTGAAGGATTTCATTATCCACAAGAAGCCAATAACTTTGTAAGAACTCCTCCCAGTGCCACTAAAGCCAAAATTCAAAGTTGTCCTGGTGCAATTGCTGAAGGATCTACTAACTGCTGGGGCATGATGTGTAAGTATGATAAGAATCCAACAAATGGAACCGTAACTGCTACTTGTAGTTGTCCAATTGGCCAAATTGCTAAAGGCACAGAATTTTTAACAGAAGCGGGACAAGGTAATAAAGCGGCCTGTGCAAAACATCCAGTAGCCGCACCGAACCCACTGGCAACACCGACTAATCCGACAAAGTAAGGAATCGAATTTAAAATGAGCGTTTTTAATATTAATAACAAAGGTGATCACACCAAAGCATTGGCATTTTTAGATCCAAACGGACCTGTAAATATTCAACGTTACGAAACGTTAAAATATAGACAGTTTGAAAAATTAACAGATAAACAACTAGGCTTTTTTTGGAGACCCGAAGAAGTTGATTTGTTACGTGACGCCAAAGATTTTAAAGAACTGACTGCATTTGAACAGCACATCTTTACCAGTAACTTAAAGCGACAAATTCTACTAGACAGTGTTCAAGGTCGTAGTCCTAATTTAGCGTTACTGCCACTGGCCACAATTCCTGAATTAGAAACTTGGATCGAAACTTGGGCATTCAATGAAACTATTCATAGTCGTAGTTATACACACATTATTCGAAATGTTTTCAGTGATCCCAGTAAAGTATTTGACGACTTGTTAACCATTGAGCCTATTGTTGCATGTGCTAAAGATATTGGTCGATATTACGACGACTTAATTCAGGCCAGTCTTTGGTATCAGACACTAGGGGTAGGCAAGCACACTGTTAACGGTAAGGAAATCATTGTTGATCTTTATGAATTAAAGAAAAAATTGTGGTTGTGTTTAAATTCTGTTAATGCACTAGAAGGCATAAGATTTTATGTAAGCTTTGCCTGCTCGTGGGCTTTTGCTGAATTAAAGAAAATGGAAGGCAATGCAAAAACTATCAAATTGATTGCCAGAGATGAAAATATTCATCTTGGTAGTACGCAGACATTGATTAAGTTGCTACCACAAGACGACCCCGATTATGCAAAATTAAAAATAGAAACAAAGCAAGAATGTGAACGTATATTTCTAAATGCTGCCGAACAAGAAAAAACTTGGGCAGAATATTTGTTCAAAGATGGATCGATGATAGGATTGAACACACAATTATTATGTCAGTATGTTGATTGGTTAACTTGTAAACGAATGACGGCTGTGGGATTAGATTGCGGAATCAAACCCGGAAGTAATCCGTTACCTTGGACTGCTAAGTGGATTGCAGGAGCCGAAGTTCAAGTCGCACCTCAGGAGACAGAGATAAGTAGCTATGTGATCGGCGGAACCAAGCAGGACGTCGATCAAAGTACATTCAAAGGATTCACATTATAATGATTATTGTATACACAAAAAATAACTGCCCGTTTTGCGAACAAACAAAATACTTTTTAGATAATAAAAAGGTCTCTTATTCAGTCGTAAATATCGACGATGATGCCAATGCAAAACAATTTGTAATAGATCAAGGCCACAGAACAGTGCCACAAATTTATAATGACGATACACTAATAGTCGAAGGCGGCTATAACGGTCTTGTCAAACTAACTGAAGATCAATTAAAGGAAAAATTCGGTGTTACAATCTAAAGGATACCAACCAGGAACTATTGCCTGTTTTAAATTAGTAAATGGCGACGAAGTTGTTGCTAAAATTGTCGACGCTCATTTAATGGGCTGGACGGTAAACAGACCTTGCACAGTTATACCAAGTCCACAAGGGTTAGGTTTGATGCAAAGTCTATTTTCTGGTGATATAAATAAAGATGTAGAGCTTAAAAAGGAGCATGTAATGATGCACTCTCCAGTAATTAAGCAACTAGAGGATCATTATTTACAGACTACTACTGGGATTCAAACTGTAAGCAAAGGTCCTATTGTTATTTAAGGACGGTTATGTCAGTAGTTAGGTTAGGTGATCTTTTTGGTATGGGAGGTATTGTTACTGTCCCGGCTAGTTCTTCGGTTACAGTCAATGGAAGACCTGTGGCATTGCAAGGAGCAGTGTATACTCCACATATTGGTTGTTCGCCTAAAAAGCCACAGCATTGTTTTGGTGTAATTTTCGATATACCTGCAGGAGTTACCATAGAAGGGCAAACACCTTTAACCAAAGGAGCCAAAGGAATTTGTGGTCATAGTCCAACTACAGCCAGTTCCGATGTATTCATAATAGGTGGTGGATTTGGTGCACTGGGCGCAGTTGCCGGCCTGGCACTGGGCGGAATTAATTTTGGAACATCGGATCTCGGAGGACTAGCTTCGGGCTTTGCTGATTTTGCAGCTCCTATTACAGACGGTTTAAGTTCATTGGGCTCGGCGGCAAGTGCAGCAGTCGGTGGAGGAATACTTGGTCAAATCGCATCAGGGGTAGCCACATCTACTGTCACTGGAATAGCAACAGGAACTGTCAACCGAGCACTAAATTAATTATGGCAACATCTTTTAACAGCACTATTCCTTCTCAATTTGCTGGAACTCAGCCTGCCATAGAGTCTGGCAATTTGAGTCCCCTCCAGCTGGCCGCGGCATATTATCTAAATCAGGGCATTGATATTCCTTTTTTTGTAAATGCAGCATTTGTAGAACAATTTAAAATTTTTTGTACCTCTGGCCAAGTTACTCCAGCTAACATTGCAGCCCCGGCTGGTGCTATTTCAGTGGTCAGCAGAGGCGATAATATTTACGTGCAAAAACCAGCAGTAGATTGCGGTCCAGATGACACTGATAGATATGAAGAACTATATATAGGAACAAGAAACATTATAGCACCAGACTCATGGTCTTTTGACGGTACATTAGTCAGAGGCGGATCAGTGGCAGAAGGTGCCGGCGGACCATGGGGCACTGGGGGACTAACTAGTCAAGATCCTACTCCTAACAACGGAGAAGATCGAGAACCTGACATAGTTTCAAATGTTTTTGCAACTTATGGTACATCTAATACTATCACTGTAAACAACGGAATATCATAATGCCTTTAAATACTCGTGGACTTACTAGTGCCGGTCCAGCTACTCCATCTAGCAGTGCATTACCCACAGACAACAATTTTTATTACGATATATCACTGCCACAAAATTCTAATATACCGTCAGTGAGCGGAGTTTATAATGGTAGTTTGTCAGCACAGGGCAACTTGGTTGCCATGCAAATAAGCACCGGCGGTCCAAAATTATTATTAGTTGACCCAGGCGGACGAACACCAGAGGACGGACCTACTTACATCAGAATTCCATGGTTAACTGGTTACTTTAGAGAATACTGGAAAGATCCTGTTTCGTGTACGTTTGGAGCAGACAGTGCTATACCTGCACTAACTGGAGTAATGCCTGCTAATAATATTATTCAGGGAAATGCTGTGTATTACACTGACTTACAGTTGACCAGACTGTCAGGCAGTAATTTTTGGAATAATTTTAAATTTATTAATAGTTTCAATCAAGTGCTAAGTTGGGTAACCAGCAGTAATTCTTACCTAGTAGCGTTAAAAAACAGTGAAGAAAAAAATCTTGAATATTTTAGAAGTAAGACATATTTGGAATTAACCACTCAGGGATTTTCTAATTACGACATTGGCAATGCACTAAAATTGGCAATTGGTAATATAGGAAAATTGATTCAAGACGTGCCTTCTGGTTATTTTGGCACACCAAATAGTGTGACTAAGGTATTAGTGGCAGCGGGGTTAGGAGCCATTGGTAATTTAAGTGAAAAGCTGGTAGCCGCTGAAATTAATTTTGCAGACATATACAATCCAATTTATACTCAGGATCTTACTACTATTTTGCAAACAATTAATAACAAAAGTGATCTTGAAACCATACAATTTGTATTGCAAACCAATGTTCAAAATATAACTAGCCCCTTGGATTACATTAGTATAGAAAAATGCAGCGGAGTTCCTATCGACAGTGTATTCCAATCATTTGCAGATTTTGGTAAAGATTTATTTCAACGAGCTCCTGGGATCACTTTGACTACAGGTAAAGCTTTCCTTACTTTGTTAACTGAAGTGTTGGCCCGGGTGCCTGCCACAGTTGAATCTTTGGCCACACCTGACAGTTTGTTGCCGCCTGCCATAACAGAAAATTTAAGAAGATATTTGCCCGAGAGTCCCACCGGTGGACCGATTAGTATGTTAGATGTTATTGGGGTAGCATCGGGATATCTAATAGATGAAATAACTTATGTTAATTCGTTGATACAACAATTATACGAAACCAAATATGGGCCGCAAATACGAACGGCACTTACTGAAGTAAGTCAACGGTATAATCAGTATTTTATTGCAGCAAACCCAGATTCAGAAGCGCCTGCAGGCGTCCCGGCGGGACCAGCAGAGAGACTATATCAACAAGCAGTTGACAACTATAGATCGTTATTAGTTACAATAGTGCTTGACCCAGCAACCAGTGCCATTGCATCAAATATAAACGAGACCTGGTCCAAATATTGTGAAAAGTTGGGGTACGAAGTAGTCAATTATAATAAAGCCAATATTACTCCTTCTGATTATACAGACAATTCTATAATTTATAGTTTCGTAGAAAGTTTGCCCAGCTATGCCGCCGATGCTCAAAATATCGGCACCGATTTGTTGTTATATGGCCTTTGCCAAAATAATCAATCGGGCGACATTGTTAAAACTATTTTGGGTCAATTTAAAAATAACCAAACATTATCCAATGTGGGTGTTCGAATTTCCGGCATTGTTTAATTCAAATAGGTAGCAAAAAATCAAAAAACCTACTATAATAAGACATGTTAACTGGTTAAGTTAGCAGTTTATTGTATTTTAGTGTTGGTATATAACACTACACTGTCTAATAAAGGAGAAAGTAATATGGCGCAAGCTATATCAAATCGCTACTACGACAGCATGATGAAGGTAGTACAAATTACCTTGTTAATTTTAGGGCTATGTTTGGCAGTTTATTTTATAACTTCGGTAACTACCCATAAATTAGAATCTTTGCGTAGCAAAATTTTAACAACCGATTCAACTCTAGTGTCGGCAGCAGAACGTACCAAACAATTGGACTGTCTTGCAAAAAATATATATTGGGAAGCAGCCTCGGAGCCGTTTGAAGGTAAAGTTGCAGTTGCACAAGTGACCATGAATCGAGTAGATGCAGGTAATTTTGGCAAAGGTGTATGTGGTGTTGTCTTTCAAAGAAATGTGTTTTATGAAAAAGTCGTTTGCCAATTTAGTTGGGCTTGTGAAAATACGCACAAGATTAAACCTATTCATCCTAAATTATATGCTGAAAGTGAAGAAGTGGCCAAAAAAGTTCTATTAGAAAATTTTAGATTGCCCGGGCTAACAAATGCAATATATTATCATGCAGATTATGTAAACCCAGGCTGGAAAAAAGAGAAAATTATCAAAATTGGTCGTCATATTTTTTATAAAGGTTAATTATGACAATGTTAAACATCAAAATGCTTCGACTCTTGGTTTACATTAAACAGTTCTTTTTGGATCATTTAAAAAAACTTACAGCTAATACGCTGGGATGGTTAGCAGCCATTGTATTACATTGCGCCACTCTTCCTAGCTTGTTGGCCATTATGTCTGGACTTAATGATAAACTGCCCAGTATTGATGTAATTTTATTCATTTGGGCTGGTCTTGTGCTGTTGTTTGCAAGAGCTATTCTTCTGAAAGATCAGTTAAATATTATTACTATCGGAATAGGTTTTATTGCTCAATCTGTTTTGATGGCATTTATACTTTACAAGTGATATGAACTACTTCCAATTATTAAGAAAGTTATACGACATTTACGATAATCTGGAAGGTAAAGAAGTTAATCATTTACAAATAATAAAAAAAATTAAAAAAACTGTTCCATGGACTACTTGTAACATTCACGGGATAAAAACTCTATCAGTGGCCACAAACAATTGGTCTGTTTCGGGTCTTTATGATCCCGAAGCAGACGAGTTTGGAGAAACGTGTGTGGAAATTGAAATAGGTTTCCCGGCAAGAAAAAATGTATTTCATTTTTCAGAAGCAGATGTAAGTAGAAGCCACTGGGGTGAATTTTGCATTGATTTTGCTCAAATTTTAGGTCACGAATATGTTCATATGAATCAGTTCAGAAGAAGAAACTTCAAATGGACCAGACCCTATTGCAGTGTAACATTAAATCCCACTCTTAAAGAAAAGCAAGAATACTACGGTGACAAAGACGAAATAGATGCTTATGCCTTTACAGCCGCAGCTGAAATTATTCTTAATAAGATTATAAAAAGATCATCCCACCAGTTAGTAGAGAGCAGTAATCTATATAAGACCTATGTAAGAACATTTAATAAAACTGATCCTGTGGTTTTAAAATTTAAAAGATTGACAGAGAGATATATTAAACGATTGGAGAAACAATATCATGACACGACCTTCTAACAGTGAAGTTGAAGACATTGAAGAGCAAGATTTTTTAGATAATATCGGCGATGATGATTTTCTTTTGATTTTGGATTCTAACGGAGATTTAAAAACAATACTATTACCCGAATCGTTGACTGAAAATATTCCTAAAAACTTAGTGCAAATATTAAAAATATTAGGTATCGATAATCACAATTTACAATCTAGAACTATTCATTGACATGTTAAAAACTTTTCTCCTAAATAGACCTTTTGTAGTGTTTGACCCTTCTAATAAAGATCATCGTAAAATTTACCGACATTTTTTAAAAACAGGTAGTTGGAAAAATTGCGAGTATCAGTTTGTATGTGAAGCGCCCTACATTGACTTACCAGCTTGTATTAATTTAAAACTAGTAGAATACTATATGGGCCAGGAATTTAGATATAAATTTAAGACTAAAAACAGCACCAAAGACAGCAAGAAATCGGTTGCATAAAATACAGTTTGGTGTTATACTGTATTTCAGTTGGGAAATATATGATGCAATACACACTGATTACAAAAAACGGTAAAATTTTGCAATTTTATGTCAAGGCTGTAGCAGAAACGTATAAGCAAATTTACGGCGGTTATATTGTCTCAGAAGATATTTTGATTGACAAAACTCGTATTGTCACAAAAGCTAGTTTGGTTAACAAAACTCATTGTATAGTTACCTTTTCCTAAA